CCTCACTTGCGACCACACTTGCGACCTCACTTGCGACCACACTTGCGACTCCTTGAACATATTACAAGCGAATTGCAAAGCTAAAGGCGAGTCTAAAACAATCTTAATTGGTGATTTATATTTTGCTAATTTATAAAGAAAATCTATCAAGTCTTTGGCTTTTTCTTCGTCAAACTCAAGAGAATTGAATCTGCCTATCCATTCCTCATGAACTTCGTTCATTAATTCTATTTGTTTTTCTGTAAGTTTATTTAGCATAACATCTACCCAATTTGGTTACCATTAGAGTAACCTTTTTTAGTCAGTTACTTGTTGAGTTACTTCATTTACCAAATCAAATTCGCGTTGTTGAATTAATCTGTATTTTCCTCTTGGAACGGTAATCGGCTTGTGTTCTTCATGAACTACTTGTGCCTGTTGTGGAACATTAATAAACTGATTACCTAAATTATCTACCATCACTTGTGCGTTTAAAATTCTGTGGCTGTGATTTGTTGCTTCTCCCAATGCAAGTATATTGTCTTTGTTTTTTACATTGTTTGGTATCTTGTCCACTTCTACAAGCAAAATATCCCCCTGTCTTGCACTAAATTTCATTCAAATCACCTTGCTTATATTCTTCTTTAATTTCATTCACATCTAAAACCCTTACAAAGGGGATTATAGATTCTTTTCCATCGTCTAATTGAATCTTTACAAAAAAATTGTTCTCTTCCAATACCCTTCCTTTTACATTTACTTCGTTCTTTTTAATTCCCTTTAATTTAAACCAAAAACTCTTATTTACATCAAACATCTTTATCACCCAATTAAAAGCTATAATAATTATTATCTTTGCTACTATTTATAATTATTAGCACTATTGTTCGGTTGTCAATCCCTTCAACAGTTTTTCCATTAGCTTAAGGTGTGCTTCCTCTATAATTTCCTCCAATATTTCTATGCTCATTCCGTTCAAAATCCTTTCTTCAATGTTCATGCATATCCCTCGTTGTAAGGACAATCTGGCTCGTAATTCTCTATGGCTTGTTCCTCAATCGCTTCCCTGTTGGCTTCTATTAAACCTTCTTCCCACCTATCTAAAAACTGCTCTAAATCCCTGTCTAACTGTTTTTCTTGTTCTATATGTATTGGTAGTTCTATTGCTATTCCGAAACCGTTTTTATCAAATATTTTCTTAATCTCTTTAACTGCACTATTCATTTAAATCACCTTTTTACTTAATTTAATATTCGGACAAATTTCTGACTTTATTTTATTTAATAGTCTTGAAAGTGTCGGCTCATTGAAGCTATACTCCCATTCCATACCAAATTGAAAGGATTTTAATATTGCTAAGTATCTTTCTTTGCCTTTATAATCATATTTTGAAATCTTTATTCTCCACAAGATGTTTTGTTTCATTTAATACACCTCTTTTTTCGCCTTTAAAGTATTAATCAATCTTTCCATCACTCTTTAATACCTTCTTCTGACAATTTAAATTCTTCCTCTTTTAATCTATCAAATTCTACTTCCAACCATGTATCAAAGTCCTCTAAATGTCTTACATCAAAACCCTCATCTTCGGCAACTGTGAATTTAAGATAATCTCTATATTGTTTTTCCAAATCTTCCATATTCTCCTTTTTCCAGATTTCAAACTCCTTTGTTTCATTCATACTAATCTACTCTCCTTAATTTATTAAAAAGCCCCTTAAAATTTGGTTACTGTAGGAGTAACCCTTTTTTATTAGCTAATCGCCTTTAAATTGTTTTTTGATTCTTCAAACGCTTCTTTAATCTTTTAGCTATGGCATTTCTTACTCTAATTATTCTATCTATATTAATGCCAAAAATTATCTTATCGCCTTCTTTATATTCGTCAGGATTCATAAAATCGCCTTTAAAAAATTATTTATTTATCGCTTTCGCTGATGTTTTTAATATCAATTCATCTAATTTAGGAAACGCCTTTAAAAGTTCTTTTGGTAAATTCAAGCATTTTTTATCAATTACGCTAACGCTTACCAATTTATAATTATATTTATCTGCAATTTCTTTCATTTTCTTTATCATTTTAGTCTTATTACTCATAATAATTATATGTTTCTTAATTTAATTTAAACATTTCGCTATTGTCAAATATACTTTGTAATTATAACATCTTCTTCGTTCTTCTGTTCCTTTAGCAATCTTTTAACGAGTTCAGGAACTTTAAATCTCATCTTATTGCAAAATATTTTCACATCAAGATTTCTTTTCGTCTTGTTGCATTTCCAACAGGCAAGAACGATATTTTTTATTGTTGTCTTTCCACCTTTGGAAAAAGGTATAATGTGGTCAAATGTCAAAAGGTCGTCTTCTGGTGTCTTTAAATTTTCTCTCAAGTTTCTATTACAATAGACACATTTTCTTCCATCTCTTTCCTTTATTTCATTAATCTGAAACTCCGTCAGATAATCATATACCCTATAATATGATGGGTGAAAATAATATCTGAACTGCTCTACCATTTTGTCTGTGTTTATCGGTCTTTCCTTTAATTCTTCATTAAAAGTTATAATGTTTGTTATTTTGTTGATTTCATTTAAATGTAAAAAGATTTTCCAACCTTTTTCTGTCAGATAAATTATGTTTTCCCTGCCTTCCTTTTTAACATTTACTATATCCATTTCTTCCAAGACTTTGACAATTTTGTTGATATGAGAATAAGTATTATCTGCATATTTTGAAATCTTGATAATGTTCCAATCATTAGAATTTGATAATTGATAGTTTCCCAATAATAAAATCACATTAGTTGGTGTTTTATCTAACAAATAATTCATAATAATATTCTACATCATAAGTATATAAACATATAGTTTCAAATACATATTATTGAAATGTTGTATTTAGTGAATAAAGATAAAATGGTAAAAAGGCATAGATTTATATACTTAATACACTAATTATAATTAAGGTGATTTTATGAGTGAAAAAATAGAAAATAATGAAATGAGAGTATTAGTAGATAAAGACGAAATAGAAATCATAAGCGATGGTTTGTTAGACGAAAGACTAATAGCTTTTAGACTTGGTAATGGCATAGAAATAAACGAAATAGATAACCTAAAACAAGATTTTAAGGAATCAAAACCCGTGTTATTTCTAACAAAAAAGGAAATTAAGAAACTATACAGTATGATATGTGATTTGCCATGAACACAAAAAAAGCTAAGACAATAAGGGTTAATCTGAATAAAAGACAGATAGAAAGAATACTGTTTTACCAACAAACATTAGACTTAGAGAAAGAAGATAATGATATAAATACAAAACTAAAAAAGAAACTAATAGATTTAGGAGAGTGAGTAAATATGGATAAATTACTAGATTTTGATAATGATATAGAAATAAGAACTAGTTTATTAACAGAAACAGATAACTCAAAAATGCTAACAGTAGTTTTTCAAGCAAGTGATAAAAAGAAACCTACAAAAATAGATTTGAAACTAAACGAAGCTAAAGAACTAAAAAGACTACTAGAGAGCTACGAAGAACTTAAGGAGTGAGAACATGATACAAATACTAAGAAGCTACTACTACAATAAAAGAAGATACGTGGAATATTTACTTGACAACAAAAAGGTAATAGAGATAATTTAAGGTGGTAAACATGATAAAACTGACAGTAGATTATGGTAAACCATACGAAGAAGAAATAAAGGACTTGACAGAACTGAAAATAAAACTAATAGAATTAAGAAAAATGGCAGAAAACGAAGAACTACCGTTTTTAGAGGTAGACGTGGAAATAGACGGAAAAAGATGGAATCAGGAGGATTTTGACAGATTTTTAGAGATTTATGAGTCATTGTTCTAATAAAGCCACAGATAAGCGACACAATACTCTTAAAGAGTCAGAATACTACTACTAAATAAAATACTAATAAAATCCTAATAAACTATACTAATAAACTATACTAATAAAGTAGCAAAAATATAAATAAAGTATACTGATAAAGTAGCTATTAAGAACTAATAAGCAAAGAATCAAAAAGAATATAAATGATTAATACAAACGATTAATATGAGAACAAAATTCGAAAAAATATGTAGCGATTTCCATACCGAAGTAGCAAACAACCTAATAAAGAACAAAACACAAACAGAAATAAGCAAACTATTATGCATAACACAACCAGCAGTAAGTCAATATCTTAACAATATGAGAGGAAATGGTTTTGTAGATGAAAAATATAAAAGACTTATAGACGAACTATGTAACAATATAGACAATTCTTTTTATGTTAACCTATTGAAATTATGTATACAACGATACGAAGAACACTACTAAAGATAAAAAGTAAAGATAAAGCATACTAATAAGTTATAAATAAGTATTATAAATAAGTAGCAAAACTCTTATATTTTCTTTAGCAAATGCAACAGGTGTCTCGATTTATGCGAGTGCGACAGAGAAAAAGAATATAAATATTGAAAACATATTAGTATTATGATAACAGATTTAGAAAGAGGGTTTATAATAGGTATGATAGAAGCTGATGGTTGGGTTAAAAAAATAACCAATAAAGACAACACCGCAAGAGCAATAGTAATAACAAATACTAATAAAACCATAATCGATTATTTGGTTAATATATTAGCTAAGGAAATAAAATTAGGAAAGGTAAGAAACCAAAATTACGGAAATCAAGAAGTATACAGAGTATGCATATATAGAAAAAGGGGATTTGAATTTATAATGAAAATATATGAAGAAATGGATTACCATTCAGTAAAAAGGGAAAGATTAAAACTATTATTAGAATCCTATTAACCTGTCTCATTTGCTAAGGAAAACACTAAGGAAATCACAACAGAACTAAGGAAACCACCAAGCGATACTTGATTCTAAGGGAAAATATGATATCCAAGACGTGATTAAGACACATGTATACCACTGCTATAACATTAGGTATATCAAAGGTAGTAAAAGAATATAAGTTATAACAAAGATTAATAAAAACCTTAATAAAGAATATAAGTTTTAATAACAAACATATTAATATGGAAAAAACAGAAGAAAATATAACATATGAAACAGAAAAAAGAACTAAATGTGAAGAGTGTGGAAAAGAGTGTGTATTAGCTAAGTGGCCTAAAATATTAAATCATAAAAATCCAGAAATAAGAAAACTATCACCATGTGTTAGACATCATATATCGTACAAACCAGATATAATAAAAATATTATGTATGGACTGCCATATGAAACAACATAAATTTACACAGATAACAATAGATACAGAACTCAAGAACAAACTTGAAGAACTTAAAGAAGACATGAGTTTTAACAAATATATCAAATGCTTAATAAACATGAAGATACCAGATAAAACAACAGACAGTTTTAATTATGAAAAGATTAGAGCAATTATAAAAGAAGAAATAGATAATGCTAAAACTTATTAATTACGCAGTTTTTGGTGCACTTTTATTCGCACTTTTATTCGCATTATAATTCGCAATATAAAAGATGACTACTATTAAGCATTAGTTGATTAAGATATGCTGTTTGTTAGACATATATACGTCATTTAGCGAACTAATCAGTGTGTTTTCAGATACGTCAGGCGACGAATCTAAATAGGTTTACAGCAACATTCTATATCGTTCAAGAGTCACCGTTCCATAAGCTTAAAAATATTCAATTTCAAATAATATTATGATAATTGATGTTTCTAATAAAAAAAGGTTCTCCGATAGCTTCGGCTGGTATCAAAATGGAATAATTACAGTTAATTTAAAAAGAGTATGGATTGAATCAATGGATGTTAGAACCTTTGTTAAGAAGTTCAAGGAGACTGTTGTTCATGAATATATTCATTACCTTTTTAGCAAGTGGAAAGTCAAATGCTCGGTTAAGTCCGAGGAGGGAATCTGCGAAATTTTAGAGAAGTATTAGAAATATTATAAAAAAGTTCCTTAAGAACCAAAAAGGAGAGGAAAACCTCTCAATTGATTCTTATTCAGCCTTCACTTCTTCTGTTGGTTTTTCTTCTTCGGTTTCAGTTTTGACTTCCTCTTCTATTGATTTTACTTCTGTTGTCTCTTCTGGCATGTTTATCACTCCTTAAGTTTTATTGCTTTGTCTTTATTTAATACAAGCCACAATTCCAGTGACTTGATAAAATCAGAACTTATATTTTTTCTTCTATTTAAATGCGTGATTATCCAGTGCTCTCCCTTGTAGATTCTTCCGGTGACTTCCTTCTGGTTATGCTCCTCGTTCTCATAAATAAGATGATGGGTCTGAACCACGGGCTTTTTCATGTTATTACCAGTGTCTCTTTCTTTCTTGGCATATCTTACATTTTTTTTGGTCGAATCTTATCTGTGTTTCAAACCTTCCTTTATTCAATATAAAAACTTCAAATTCCCAACGACAAGTATTACAATAGCAATTTATCCTATGAACTTTCAAAATACTATCATCATATCCTGAACTTGTTATGTGGTCGCTGCCACAAATTGGACAAAATTGAATAGGAAAACTTTCATCCACAATTCCATATTTTTCTTTATCAAAATCATCTATATCTGTCATTTGTTTTATTGTTTTAATTTTTTTCATTTAAGACTCTCCTCTAAAAATTTTCTTATCTGTTTTATCTGTTTCTGACTTAACAATATAGCATGGAAACCGTCTTTTTTCTCCCTTTCATTCAACCAAAGGACAAACTCATAAAAGCTTCCATAATCTATTATGGACAGTGTTACACATTTCTTCCCACAGTCGCATTTGAACTCTTTCTTTCTCATTTTTTTATCCTTCCTTCTCTGCATTTTTTGCACAGCCATATACTTCGGTTGCTACCAGGCTTCTTTTCAAACTTCCATAGCTTTCCGACTTCGCTTATAGTCCTATTGCATCCGTCGCATTTGGTCTTCATCTATTCCCTCTTCCTCTAGCCTTTTCCATATCTGCCTCTGCCTTGCGTCGAGTAGCTCTATCTGTAGCTGAATGTCGAAAAGCTCTTTTTTAACTTCTTCGAGCTTCATTTAATCATAGAGTTTGCTTATTATGCTTTCTATTCTCTTTATCTTGTCAGTCTCTTTGGCGTTTCCGTCGATTGTTCTTTTGATGTCCTCGAAAGATAGTCTGATTGTCCCAATGTTGTCGGTCAATGTTTTTTCCGTTTTTCTGGCCATCAGTATCCCGCTCTCTTCAACAATTCTGCTACTGCATCGTCGAATGAAGCAACCGATTTTTTGACATCTAGTTTGTTCTTGAACTTCTTTAGTCTTTCATATGTCTCCGGCTTGATGCCGAGGGGTTTGTATGCTGTTGTCATATAGAATAATTATAATCCTGTATTTATAAAGTTTTTGTAAGATTTATAAATAAGCAAAATACAATATTAAATATGGAAACGAAGCCCGAGAAGTCAATTGCCGATTTTATCGAGGACTATTTTGAACTGAACCCAGAAGAACCGATTAGACTGCAGCCATATCAGCGGAATATTCTGGAATGCAAATCTCCCTTCAGGATAATAAACAAGGCAAGACAGGTTGGAGTATCAACGACAGTCGCATGGGAAGCGCTTGCTTATGCGATGCTGGTTCCAAACCAGACGGTTCTTTTCATTTCCATAGCAGAGAGGCAGGCGATGGAACTTCTCAATTATGTCAAGAGGGTGCTTGATAATTTCAAAATAACGCACCATGTAAAACTTCTCGAAGAGACAAAGACGCACATAAGGTTTGATAATAATTCCAGAATACTCTCTTTGCCGAATTCCCCACCGACTGTTCAGGGAATCAGAGCCAACAGGGTTTACATCGACGAGTTCGGTCTTTTTGAGAACGACAAAAGGATGCTTGACGCAATACTTCCAAGCATATCCCATGGTGGATGTGTCACTATAATATCCAGACCGTGTGGAAAAAGGGGGGAATTCTACAGGATACTAAGCGAAGCCAAGGAATCCAAGAACGATTTCATTCCGTTTGAGATTCCTTGGACAGAGTGTCATATAGGAAAATATCAGGAAATGACAGAAACGCTCAGGCACAACATGGACGAAATTAGTTTCAGGGAAACATACAACTGTGAGTTTCTAGATGAGTCGTCTAGTTTCTTTCCATATGAAATTCTCATTCCAGCCATTGATGAGAGCATGATACAGCCAACGAGGGAGATGAGCCTCAGGTTTGGAATAGACTTCGGAAGAAAAGTGAATGCGACTGTTTTGACAATTGTTGAGTTCAAAGAGGGAATGCACTATGTGAGGCACATAAAGGAATTTAGTGGCGTTCCATTCACAACACAGCTTTCATACATCAACAAGAAAATAAAAGACCTAAAACCAACAGAGGTTATAGTGGACGACTTCGGACTGGGAATCAGGCTTTTTGAAGAATTAAGGGAAACACATGGAAGCATAATAGCGCCTGCACACATGAGTACAGAAATAAAAGACAAGATGATAACCGAGCTCAGAATGCTTTTTGAAGACAAAAAAATAAAGATACCGAGAAACGAAAAGCTCCTTCAGCAGCTTCATGCATTAAAGAGAACAATATCGGGAGGATATATCAAATGGGAGCCTGGGAAAACAGAAGATTTCGGAAAGCATGACGACTATGTATGGAGCCTCGCTATGGCCGCTCCGATGGGAAACATCAACCAGTTGAAGTATTTTGCAGTCGGGGAAGCAAAACAACCCCCCGTTTTATTTAGAGACGAATCCACATACGACAATGAATAAATTTATAAATACAGAAAGTAAATCATATTATATGAGAAATCCTCTTGATTATCTTTTCAATAGACAAAAAAAGACTGAAGAAAAACTATATCCACTTACTAATTTAGCATTGGAAGATGGTAAAAGGACTAGTTCTGCTACAGACGCTTCTTTTTATGCTAGGAAGCCGTTTTTAAAGCTTGAGCAGCTTTATTATTCTGATTGTCTTATATTTAACATTATAAACACTTGGGTGGAAATGATATGTTCGCCCGGATACAGAATCGAGTGCGAGAACGAGGAAGCCAGAAAATTAATAGATGATTGGCTAGAAGAAATAGAATTCGAGGATATAAAGCTTCCAAAGATAGCACAGCACAAATGTGTATATGGGAATGCTTATTCTGAAATAATATACAACACTAGAAGCACCGATATTGTTGATTTGTCAGACCCATTGGACCCCAAACTTATTGATTTTAAAAGAGATTCAAGAACACACCAACCAGAATTAGATGATTATGGCAACCCCGTTGCTTATACACAAAACCTGATGACAGGAAAGGCTGTTGTCATTCCTTCTGAAAACATGGCACACTTCAAGCTTTACACTCTTGGAGCATCGCAGCTTGGAATAGGAATAATAGAACCAATTTATTGGACATCTCTTGGAAAAAGAAACATAGACGAAAAGGTTGCACAACAGGAATTCAGGAGAGCAACACCGTTTATTCTCGGAAAAATAGGGGACATAAATCATCCTCCTTCTGCCGAAGAAATAAACAAGGTTCATGATGCTTTGAAGAATATTACTTATAAAACAGATTTTGTCGGACCATACTGGTATGATGTTCAAATAAAGGAAGCGAATGCAAGCGACACCACTTTAAATTCCGCTAATTATTTTGTAAGCCAGGAAATAGCAGGAAGCGGATTACCTAGAGCTTATGCAATGGGAACCGGAGAGGCACAGAACAGGGCTACACTTGATTTAATAGTTTCATTGACAGAAAAGAAAGTAAGAAGATATCAGAAAGAAATTTCCAATATAATGGAAAACAAAGTCTTTAAGAAAAAATGCGAACTCCATAATCTTAAGGAAGTTCCTAAGATGATATGGAATGAGTCCAGCCAAGAGAGTTTGTCAAATAAAGTAGATAGATTAGTTAAAGAAATTCAGATTGGCTTGTTACAGCCAGATGACGACTTGAAAAGTCTCATAAGAAAATTGGAAGGACTACCTGTGGTAGTCAAAACAGATGAATATTTAAGAGGAGATAAGAATGCCACTACCAAAGGACCCAGATAAAGTCAAGGAATGGAAAAGAAACATATCCTTCGGTATGATGAAATCAAAAAGGACATATGAGGTTGAACTTTCCATGCCCACTATAAAAATAAACAAAATTAAAACAGACATCAAGGATATGACGGATGAGCAATTAATACTTGCACATTCAAAAATTCATGTTATAAACAACGAACAGACAAAACTAAAGGAAGATGATATTAAAAATCTTCATGGTTCGATAATAGACGAATATGAAAAAAGAAATTTAAGACACGTTCCAATCGACAAACTAGATGATAATAATGAGAAAAAATAATATTTCAATTTCAGACAATAGGGAGAACATTGCAGTGATAAAGACCAATATGCAGTGGATAAAGGATACTTTAAATAATATTCAAAAACAGGTAGAAGAACACAATGATAAACTGGATGAGGTGTGTATAAATTTAAAAAACCACCTGAGGCACCATGAAGATGCAGAAAAAAACAGAAAATGGTTTTATGGTTTTGTTGTTGCAATTGCTGGAATAGTCGCCGCAGGAGTCAATGTAATTTTAACAATAGTTGGTGTATGATATGCCATTTAAGTACGGAGAAGGTCAGGAAGGAAGATTTGACGACTGTGTAAAATATTACATGAATAGAACAAGCAAGAGAACAGGAAAGAAATATACGGAAGAGGAAGCTTCAGCAGTTTGTGCAGCAATAGCTAGAAAGCAGGAAAAGCTTGAAGCCCCCAAGTTTACATTATCTGTTCATCAGTTGGGAAATGAAAAGCATTTCGACCTGTTTTTGCAAAAAGATGGATTTTGTGAAGATTGGGCATTCTTGCCATTCAAGGCAGCAGAAAAGATGATTCTCAAAATGGGAACCAGATGCCAGAAAAGAACAAATGTTCCAGAAGAATTAATGAATTTTACAGGAACCATACCGATAGGCAAGCCCGGAGCCACACACAACTTTCCAGGAATATTCAAGAAATTGGAAGAGGGAACATATGAAGTATTGGAGGAAAGCGGAAAGATAAGAAGATTCAAGTTCAATGGCAAAAAACTCGTCGGAACATTCGAAATGGTTTATGATGATGCAGACTTGGTAGAAAACTACAAATACAGATATATATTCAATAGGACAAGCTCGGAAGATATGCAGATTAATCACTTATTGAAAGAAATAAAAGAACTGTCTAAATTTGAAAAAACAGTTGAAACATTGACAATCAAAGAGCCGATTAGGACAATCGGAGAATTAAGAGGAGACAGTGTTATTCCCCTTAGGATAAAAGGAGTTGCATTGAAAGAGGGAATATGGAACGGATTATTTTACCCCTATGAAGAGATGAAAAGGAAAGCAAACGACTTGATTGGAAAGCCACTGATGACAGACCATTCTAAATCGGTAAGAGATATAGCAGGCAAGATAGTTGGAATTGAATTAGATGATATTAATAGACAAGTTCTTTTTGAAGCAGATGTCATAGATGAGGATACTGCAAGAAAGTTAATAGAAAACCTAGTAGATTCGGTAAGTGTCGGTGTTATAGTCGACAGAATAAAAGAAGGAAAGGGACTTACTGCCAGAAACTATGATTTCAAGGAGTTGTCTTTAGTACTGATTCCTGCATGCAGAGATGCCAAAATCAAGGAAATTATAAAACCAAATTAGCTCTTTCTAAAGCCTAATTATATATTTAAATACAGAAAATAAATAATAAATTGTCGGATGATAGTATACTTCATGTCGTTATAAGGCAACTTATAATTACTGAATATACTTGACGGCACAATTTTTAAAAAAGTGATAAAATGGCAGATGAAATTGAATTTGAGACAACAGAAGATGCCGAAACCAAAGTGACAGAAAGTGAAAATCTGGAATCAAAGATAGCATCTTTGGAGACCAAGATTGCACAACTTCTTTCAATGGTCGAGGAAATCAAGAAAAAATCAGAGACAAAACCAGAAACGAAGCTAGAGGACGAAGATGAGGAAGAAGACGAGGAATTAGCAGAAATTACAGGTATGGAAGCAGAGAGAAAGAAAAGAGGTGTGTCAGAGGCAGAATTCTACGCCTTTCCTAGATTGAAGAAACTTCCTATCTTTGATGCAGCACACACACGAAATGCAATGGCAAGGTTCAACCAGACTCAGGGAATGAATCCAGAAGAGAAAGCGACAGCCAAAAGAAAGATATTGGCTGCGGCAAAGAAATTTGATATTGATGTAGGACAATTCAAAGAACTGTCAGAAGAAGAAAAAATAGGTGAAAAAATGTCAGAAGAAAAGGTAGAGGAAAAACCAGAAGTTAAGCCAGAAGAAAAGACAGAAGCACCTGCAGAGGAACCAAAGAAAGAGGAACTGAAATTTGCAGAATTAGAGAAGACTATTGAAACACTGACCAAAAAAATAGAAGAACTAGAGAAAAAACCTGCCAGAATATCTCAGACATTGACATCCGAACCATCAACTGAAAAGAAAGTTCAAGAATTTTTAAACAAAGTTACCGGTGGGGAGATGTTGGTATATGCTGAGAAAAAAGGATTAAAATGGGGACAAAGTGAGTAAAATGGATAGAGCAGAACAAAGATTAGCTTGGATTGATAACAACATGAGAGACCTACAAGAGCTAGCTGGAACTATAACAACTTCAGTAGCATCTTTGGAACCAACAGAAATAATTCAAAGGCAGATTGAAGAGGCGGCTAGGGCAAACCTAGTGGCCATGCAAGTAGTCAAAGTCAATAGAGATTTGATTGGTTCACCAGCAAGAAGCTTGATAATCGGAAAAAGAGGGACAATAACAGCAGCAGCTGTAAGTGAAGGTTCAAATATAACTTTAGTTAATCCGTCTTATACACCAGCAACAGTAACTCCAACAAAGTTTGGTGTGGCAGTCGAGATTACAACAGAAACAATAAATGCCTTCCACTTCGATGTGATAAACGACTATCTGGCAGAAGCAGGATATGCAATGGCAAAATATCTAGACACAGCAATTGTAACAGCAATGGAAGCACAATATGCTTGGAACTATTCAGGAGCAACAGTCACAGCAACCACATCAGGAGTATTGGCATATGATGATGTAGTCAGTGCAGTTGCGGCAGTCAGAGGACAAAACTGGAATCCTGATACTATACTTATAAACCCAGCACAACAGCAAGATTTGTTGAAAGACACAAAATTCATTAACTCAGCCGCTTATGGCGGAAGGGAACCATTAATGAATGGGGAAATAGGTAAGTTTGCAGGTTTGAGAGTTTTGGTAAGCACCCAGGTAGCTTCAGGAAGTGCAATTGTATTCGATTCGGCTCATGCAGTCGTAGTCGCTGTAAAAAGGGACATGACTGTAAAGAGAGACGAGCTTCCAGCAAGAGATGCGGTAGGACTTTATGTCACTCAGATGGCAGCAGTTAGCGTGTTGAATGTAACAGCTGGAGCAGTCATAACAAGTTGTTAATTTGGGCTATACTTCGGGAGAAATATGGCAAGCAACATTGGTTTTTAGGTTTATTTAGTGTTAAAAATAAAAAAGGACCTTAGTGAATCCGTCCTAACACTGTAACAATACGGCGGTAAGGTCCGGTGATGACAATGGCAGAAACAAAAAGTTGGCTTATTGGACAATATACAGGAGACCCATATAGAGACGTGATGGCGACCTACAACAATGCAGGTTCCTTCACAGCAGCATCTTTATGCACTGTAAGCGTCGATGGAGCAATATTGGGATACGCGGCAACAGGAACATCAAGTGCAACAGGTGTTTACGCAACATCCAACACCACGGCACATGCAGGTGGAACAGTAGTTTTCAAGGGTGCGGCTTCGGAATTGTTCGGGTATGTAGTTTTCCACAAGCCTAAAAGATGATAATTAAGTATTTAAGCAAGAAAGAAGAATTATTTAAAGGTAGATATATATGTCTTTAGGAATGGATAGATATAAGTATGCCGCATTTACTGTAGCTGGAACTGTAACATGTTCAGATGGCACTCCTTGCGTCCTTCACTGTTTGAATATTACAAATACCACAGCTGGAACTATAACTGTAACAGAAGGAACAGCAGCAGCAGCAGCAACGATTGGTGTCTGGCTTGGTGGAACAATGAACAGTTTTAGATTGGATGCAGAACTAACTGGATTACAAATAGTGACAGATGCAAACATACATGGAAATGTTACATATACTTTAATATAGTGATAAATATGTATGCAGGAACAGCAGATGTAAGACTTATTACTAATCTTAGTACTTCTGATATTTCTGATGCCAATTTAAATTCTCTGATTACTTATGCGGCTTATGAAATGAATTCTGATATAGGCGTGACTCTTTATACGAGGCTCGGAGATTCTAATTATTTTATCGGAGATTATGATGGAAGCAATAAGACATTTGCTCTGAAGTTTTCTCCGCTCGGAGATTTGAACAACGATGGAACTGTGGACACTTCCGACATAGAAGTTTGGAGCAAGGCAAACACTGCGGATGTTTATACCAAAATGACAAGCGGAACTGCAACTATTTCCTCTATAGACGACCACGAAATGGGAAAATTCACATTTACTACAACACCATCACTTACAAATGATTACATAGTGAAATATGTTTGGTTTCCGATTCCTTTCAATCATCCATTATTGAAAAGGGCATGTGCAGAACTCACTGCTTATTTGGCATTTCTTAAAGCCAATTTGAAGGATGTAGATAGCTACAGGCTTGGAAAAATGGAAGTAAGAAAAACAACTAGGTTTCCAAACATGGCGAACTATTACGAAAGATATACGCAGACACTTGGACAAATAAGAGCAAGCACAATTTTCAGGCCGGTTACATGGGAAATGGTAAACAAGATGTCTTCCGAACTAGTTGAAAGTATTACAGTATAACATCAATAAGCTTTATAAATAGGGAAAACCAATTTCTATTATATATTTTATTGGTGACTGTTATCAACATACTTATTATGTCGAATTCGCCGTTGGGAAATTCAGCTTATTCTATAATAACGAGATATATTTCTAAAATGCTTCAGGACATGGGGCATACAGTCAATATTTTTGCATACTGGGGCGTTGACTGCGGGCATCCGCTCACATGGAGCGGTATGAATATTCTCCCTAGATGGAGGGACCCATGGGGAAAGGATATATTTTTAGAGCACATAAGCAGGACCAAGGCGGACATTTTGCTTCCCATTTTTGATGTGTGGGTAATTCCAGAACTCGATAAATTCAACCATGTCGTAGCATATAGCCCCACAGACCACGACCCGACTGCAAAATACTTGGAGAATGTCCTCAAGAAATGCTGGAAAGTAATACCCTTTACAAAGTGGAGCAAGGAATCAATGGAATCCGTTGGCATAAAAACAATGGATTATATTCCTCATGGCTTGGACTTGAATTTGTTCAGGCCATTAGATAAACTTCAATGCAGAAAAACATGGAATATTAAAAAAGCCGACTTGGATTGTTTCATGATAGGAATAGTTGCTGGGAATTACGACAAGGAAGGAAGAAAAAGATGGGAGAAGCAGTTCGAGGCAATCAAAATTTTCAAGGACAAAAATCCAGACTGTCATCTAAGGGTATATTTACATACCGATATAAACAATTATGTACATGGTTTTGACTTGAACGGAATGGTAAGGTTTTTCGGACTAGAAGACATAACTTATATTTCAGACCCGTATTATTTTATTACACAGCTTCCCTATGAGAAGATGCCGGAAATCTATAGCATGTTTGATGTTTGCATGATGTGTACTTCGAGAGAAGGATTTGGCATGCCGATTATAGAAAGTCAAGCGTGTGGCATTCCATGTATTGTAACGGACTTTGCAGCAGGGAAAGAACTTACGCATCCAGACCTAAGGGTAAAGTTAGATGCAAAAATATTGACACCATTATTGTCATGGACAGCAGTTCCAGATGCAAATGATGCTGCAGACAAACTTGAGATGCTCTGGAAGAACAAAGAAAAATATAAGTTCTATTCAGAATGGAGCTTGCAGAACGCACAGCAATATGACTGGAATGGACCGTTGGTAAAAGGCAGATGGATGAAAGCAATGGACAAAATACAGGACGAATTAAACAAGGAGAAACAAAATGCCCAAGGGAGTATACAAGCACAAAAGTAGCTGGAACAAGGGAAAGCATTTGTCAATTGAACATAAGAGAAAAATGGGTTTCAAGAATTTTTTAAACAACATAGACAAGAGGAATGAAAATGAAAGAAATTGATGTTTTAATAGACATAAGAGAACTGTTGAAAGAAATGGTAGAGTTGAAGAAAAAACAATTAGGAGTTGATTAAGTTGAATATTAATTTTTGGGGTCCAGTCGGACCCACAGGATACGGAAGATTTACAAACTATCTTTGTCCAGCGATAAAAAAGCTAGGGCATAATATAAGCGTGATACCATCATATCTAGATGAGATGAGAATGGCAGAAGAAAGGCTGCAACCACTGATGAAAACAGACGAAAAAACACTAGATGCGGATGTGGCAATAAGACTATCAATAGGAACACCATCTGAGACGCTTAGTTTTCATGGAAAGAAAAGAATAATGTACACAATGCTTGAAGTGGACAAGATACCTCCGCTTTGGGTCATGTCTCTGAACAGAATGGACGCAGTATGGACACCGAGCACATGGGGAAAAGAAGTATTCAAGAATTCTGGAGTCAAGAAGGATATCTTTGTTGTACCTGGTGGAGTAGACCAGAACTTATTTAGTCCATGGAGAGAACCATTGGTTCCAAAGCAGGACAAATTCAGATTTTTATTGGTTGGAAAATGGGAAAAGAGAAAGGGATATGATTTGGCTATCAAGGCGTATTGCGAGGAATTCAATGAAAAGGAAAAGGTAGAGTTGGTCATTGTAGCAGATTCAATCAGATTGTTTGACAGTCAGTTTAATATCTACAAGCAGTTAATTAATTTCAAAGTTCCAGAAACAAGGGCGGATTTTCAGATAGTAGAGGGAATGATACCCCAATATAGTGATATGGGTAGACTATATACTTCGGCAGACTGTTTTGTAAATCCGACTAGGGGAGAAGGATGGAATCTTCCGTTGATTGAAGCCATGAGTTGTGGTTTGCCAAGCATTACTACTGGCTATGGTGCACATATGGACTATGCCAATGAAAAGAACGCCTACTTGCTAAAGAAATTCAAAATGGTTCCAGCAGACCAAGATTTTGCATTTACCTTCTTGCAATTCGGCAAATGGGCTGAACCAACTATAAAGGAATTAAGAGAAAAAATGAGATATATATTCGACAATAAAGAAGAAGCTAAAAAACTCGGAGAATCGGCTAGTAAAGACATGAATAAATGGACTTGGGATTGCGCTGCTATTAAGGCTATTGATGCATTAAAGAAAATTTAATTGGTGAAAATAATGTATGAAAGACCGTCTCCATGTGAACTTGAAGAGTTATATATAAAAGAAAAATTATCTGCAAGAAAAATTGCAGATATATTCGACATCCAGAGTGAACAAACAATTTATAATTGGTTGAATGCATACAAAATCAAAATAAGAAATTATTCAGAAATGCAACAACATGAATTAAATCATGAATTTAAAGAAAATAATATGCATGGTTTAGTTAGTTGGGGAAAAAGAGTAAAAGAAAGAGATAATTTTACTTGTCAGAAATGTGGAAGTAAAAGATTTATTAATGCCCATCATATAAAGAATACGAGAAATTTTCCTGAATTAGCCTTTAATATAGATAATGGAATAACACTTTGTCGAAGTTGTCATAATAAAATTGAACCGGCACCTCAAACAGTGAAGAAGTTAAAAAAGAACTGTATTCGTTGCGGTAATGTATTCTATGTTTTAAAAGCTTCATATAAAAAATCAAAATATTGTAGAAAATGTCAAAAATGGAGAAAGGAAGAAAATTGGAAAATATGGAAAGCTAAGAAAGCTATAAAGGCTATCGAGGAAATGAAATGACAGAATTTTATTGTATGAAATTGAAGTCTGGATTAGAATTTAAAACAATAGAAAGAGAAGAATGGAAAGACTTTATAGACACATTAGATGCAGATGAAGAAATGAATTATTGTTGGATGAAAAGAAAAAAAACATCCATTGAACCGATTATAGATGATGAAACATATGAAAGGTGATAAAATAACAAAAAGAAAACTATCTAAAAAGAAAATCAAGAGAAGAAGAAAGAAGCATGTAAAAAGTAAAAAAAGAAGGTGATATAATGCCAAATAGAGACGGAAGAGGTCCTAGGGCAAGAAGTCCTAGACCAAAAGGAAAAAAAGCAGGACGCAGAAGGGGTAATTGTTGATGAAGATTTTAATCACGGGTTTTGATGGATTTATAGGTAGTCATCTTTGTGATTATCTAAAAGACAAGTATGACATCTTCGGAATAACTAGATATGCTGTTGGAAAAAAAATAAAAGTAGATTTTCCGTATGCTTTTGTTGATTTGACACAGAATTTCCAAGTAAAGAATATTCTTAAAGAAGTCAAACCAGATGTAATAATTCATCTTGCAGCACAATCTAGTGTAAGTCGGAGTTTTGAAAGACCAGAAGAATATATGGAAACCAATCTGATAGGAACTATAAACATGGCAGAAAATGCTATGAGAGAAGTTCCAAATCTTAAGAAATTCATACACGCAAGCACACCAGAAGTCTATGGCAACCAAAAAACCTATCCAGTAAATGAAGGAGCATTTCCCAATCCAACAACCCCTTATGCTGTCAGCAAGTTTGCAGCAGATTTGTATCTTTTGTATATGTTTCAAGCTTATAACTTCCCTATAGTGATTAGCAGACATGCCAATTGCTATGGAAGAAAAGAAGGAATATTTTCAAATCTTGGGGTGGTTGAAAACATAATTACACAGATGTTAAAAGGAAAAGAAGTGAACTTGGGCAATCCAGACGCTAGCAGAGATTTTATTTTTATTGATGACATAACAGAGTGGTATAATACTCTTATTGAGAGAGGCAAAGAAGGAGAGATATATAATATAGGACATGGCTTTGCATGGAAAATAAAAGATGTGGCGGGTATATGCAAGACATTAATCGGTTGGAAAGGAACTGTAAACTATAATACTCTTCCAAAAAGACCCGGAGAATTCATGAAAATAGAATTAAACTCGTCTAAAGCGATACAAGAACTGGGTTTTATACCTAAAATATCTCTTGAAATGGGACTACAAAAAACAATAAATTACTGGAATAAACATGAAAATGATTGATTTTGCAAGCATAAACGATTATCCACATAAGATAAAATGTGAGAAATGTGGAAGAATGTTTTGGACAGCTTCAAATACCAACTATGGAATGTGTGAAAACTGCGACCCGGGTTGGAGTTGTGAAATAACACTCGAATTAGCCAAGAAAATCAAAAAATTGGTTGGATTGAACGGTGATTATTTTGAAGACTGAAAAACTAAAATGGTATCATACGATACCACAACTAAATATAGCTGGAAAGAATTCCTTCGAACATCAGATGTGGGTATCTTCTTTAATTCCGAAGAATTTAACTGGTAAATCTGTTCTTGATATAGCTGCTTGGGACGGATTTTATTCGATAATAGCAAAGGAAAGAGGTGCAACTAAAGTATTATCCATAGATAGTGGAATAAGTGAAAAAATAGTATTTAATCAAGAACCAGAAACACTATGCAAAAAATATAAACATATAAACAAAGAGTTGGGATATAATATAAAATTCAAACTGATGGATATATCAGAAATGAATAAACTTGATAATTTTGACGTTATCTTTAATTTTGGAATATTTTACCATGCTAAAAATCCCTATGACCTATTTGAAAAATGTTATGATATTACAAACGATATGTTGCTTTTAGAGGGGCACGTTATTCCCTCACCATCCCATTATGAAATGGCTTATTTTTATGGCAAAGACGAATGCAACGAAGACCCAACGGTTTATTGGGGAATGACACCAGATTGTATATTAAAGATGCTTAACAGAATAGGATTTAGAAAGACAAAATTCGTTGCTCTTGCAGGAGACAGGGTATTAATGGTGGCGATAAAATGATACCAGCTAGCATCGATTTTGAAATGAGAGGAGGAGACCATCCAGACGAAGAAATGAATGCTGTAGAGAAAAGTATAGCCGAAAGAGCATATGCTAGCGTGAATGCTAGTTCTGTTTGGGCTGAATTGGGCTATAAAAGAACTTACAATCTTTTGCATCTATTTACTTTTTATATGACTAGAGACCCGAGAATAATCAAACTATTATATAGACTGCAGCCATATCCAGAATATATAGAAATGGAAGTAACACAGGGAATTTGCCCACTTAGGTGCAGACAATGCGAATTAAGCTACTGGGACGAGAAACCAATTCAGGTATCTTTTAAGGATTTCAAGTGTGCTATGGACCAATTTCCTAATTTAAAGTGGGCTGGAAACAATGCTTTGGGAGACCCATTTACCAATAAAGACTACTGGAAGATGGTAAAATATGTCGGCGACAAAGGAGTTAATCAAGAAATTTATCTAACAAGCCAATTATTAGAACCCAAAGATATGGAAAAATTCGTAACAATGAATACTCATGCTTATGTAAAGTTCTCAATTGATGCTGCCACAAAGAAGACATATGAATATATGAGAAGAGGAGTAGATTTTGACCATGTTATCGAGAATGTCAAAGCATTAGATTACTATAAGAAAAAACACCACAAACACTTTCCAGAAATTCATTTTCACTATCTTATTATGAAGAATACCATCAAGGAAGCAGAACAGTTTATAGATTTGGTAGACGGTTTGGGAATAAACTGCGATGGAATAATGTATAGCAGATTACTTCACACCTTTAAGGAGATTGAACCGTATTTCATGGAAGTTCCAGAAGAGTTGTGCATGAGGCTTCAAGCCAGGGGAAAGAAAGTCGGGATACCTGTTAGTTTTAATGCGGATGCCAGAAACAAGCCACCGGCAAACGAATGTGTGGCTTGGACAATGCCATATATATTCCCAGATGGAACGGTTATTTGTTGTTGTTGCATGAATGAGCAAAATAGGAGGGATTGGCAAAGAAAAACCCGCATGGGAAATATATTTGAAACACCGTTCAGAGACATATGGTATGGTGAAAAATATACCAAGTTAAGAAATCTTTTATGGCAGAAAAAAGTCAAGGAAGCACATCCGGTTTGCAAGATATGCAACATCTATGATATAGACAATTTGAGTGATATCAATGAGAGATAAGGCGACAATTAGAAAATGTTCTGAAGGAAGGGGAGAGTGGAAACATAAAGGACCATTTACTAAAATTAGTAAGAATTTTAGCAGATGTGAAAACTGTCAAGCTATAATAGGAAACGAGTTGATACCAAATGAACAATAAAAAATATTGGGAGAAATTTTATAGGAAGTTTGACGAGAAAAACCCCTCGAATTTTGCCAAATTCTGTAGTAAATACATAACAAAAAATGATTGGGTTTTGGATATAGGATGCGGCAATGGCAGAGATAGTTATTTTCTTGGAAAACATGCGGAACTTGTTTTAGGTGTAGACTATGCCACCGAACCAAAAGATAATAAAAGGGTTTTATTTACAAAAATCGATATAAAGGATTTCTCAAATTATGATTTTAGTTGTTTTGATATAGTCTATACAAGATTTTTCTTGAATTCTATTAGCAATAAGAAAGTAGAAGAATTAGTAAAATGGACAAGAGGATTATTCTTAATAGAATGTAGAGCCAAGGGAGATAAACCTAAATTGTTTCCCAAACATAAAAGAAACCTAATAGACGGAGAGTGGTTATTGAAGTTATTAATTGATAATGGTTTTGAGATATTATATTATAAGAAGGGTCATGGGATGTCTGTTTACAAAAACGAAGACCCATTATTGATTAGGGTGGTAGCAAAAAAATGAATCCAAGAGACGAAAAATGGAAAGTATTGGTAGTATTAGACGGATGCAGATATGATTGTTTTAAAGAAGCCAATGATGTTTTTGAAGGAAAACTGATGATGATAGACAATGATGGGTGTTTAGATACACAGCAATGGTATATAACACATTGGCTCGGAAGAGACAATTCAGATACCATTTTGATTCATGGAATACATTTTGTTGATATGTTCGGAAAATCGTTTTTCAAGGCTTACAAGATGTGGGATTATGACACCATGTTGAAGATAGACGAGCAGATAACTTTTGCAGAAAAAGTAATCGAAAAACATCCAGATAAAAGGATACTTATACACTTTCTTCAGTCGCATATACCGTTTAATAACCCAAAGGGAAGAGAATTCTTAAAAAGTCTGGGCACGTCTGGACACGGAATGCCTCTTGACCATCAATTAGTGACAGATTATGGTAATAAAAATGGCTGGGAAGAAATAAAAAATCTATATAAGGAAGAAATCAGATATGTACTAGAAAAAATAAAGAACTCAAAGATTAATCCGGATGTAATCACATCAGACCATGGAATAAGAATAGGAGAAATGAATGTATATAGGCATGGAGCACCACATCCAGTAGTTACTACTGTTCCTTATTTGAAGGTGAAAAAATGAAACCGAGCATCTTGATAATTGAACCGGAAATTTATGTATGGGGAGGAGCAGAAAGGCAGATTGTCCACTTGGCTAACTATCTTACCGACCACAATTTTGTAGTATGCGTACTTACCCAACGAGCTATTCCAGAATTCAAAAAAGAATTAAAGGAAGCCAGAATAATAGAGACTGGATTAGATACAAACAAACTAGTGGGTACGCTTCATAATCTAATGCCAAGATTTGATATAATTAATCCACACAATCATCCATGCGAACTAATGGTCTTTCCAAAAAAATTCAAAACCGTTTGGCAATTAAACGAACCACCACTTGAAGTATTGAGAGGAGAAAAACTGCCAGGTTTATATAAAGACATAGTAAATAAATATATAGACAAGGTAGTTGTAATAACAGATTATGAAAAAGACAGAAGCAGTAAAATCTATGAGAGGGACGATTTGATAGTCAACTATCCAGGAGTCAGATATGATTATTTCTCAGAAAAAGTAAATCCTAAAAAGACGAGAGAAAAATATAAATTAAAAGACAAATTTGTAATTCTAGAAGCCGGATATATCACCTTCACTAAAAATCAAGTAGCAGCAGTAGAGATACTAGCAGAAGTAAAGAAGAAGATTCCAAATGCAGTTTTGGTATTGGCTGGATACGATAAAGACCCATACAAACAGCAGGTAATGAGCAAAGCATTGGACTTGGATGTAATGGATGATGTCATATTCACAGGATATATTGAATCGGACGAGGAAATGAGAGACCTATATAATATAGCAGATGTATATATTGGACCATTTTTAGACCAAGGTGGTTGGGCTACTACTTTTGAAGCTGCAGTAACAGGATGTCCTATAATAGTAAGTCCTGATTTTGTGGCTGCCAATTTAGTAATAAAACATCATTTGGGTTTAGTAAAAGATATTTCTGAATTTGCAGACGTTATAAAAGTTTTAGGAACAGAAGTAAATATGAAAACAGAAAGAAGTAATAGAAGAAAAGATGCAGAATGGATAAGAAACAATCTTACTTGGGAAGCATTTGGAAAACGATATGCTAAAATATTTGAGGAGATGTGGCATGAAGACGAGTATAGTTACAACAACGATTAATTTACCGAGATTTTTAGATGAGTATGTTCCCAATCTTGAAAAGTATGGTCATAAGGACTGGAATATAATCATAGTCGGTGATACAAAAACACCAGAAGAAAGCGGTCATTACATCTTGGACAAGTTCTTTGATTATGGAAAAGATGGAACCATAGAGTTTTTTAATATAAAAAAGCAAGAATCTTGGATTAACGAGCATTATCCGAAGCTAAAAGAGGAAGTTGGGTTTGCAATTCCCTATCAAAGCGTTAGAAGAAGGAATTTCGGTTATCTAAGGGCTTTAGAACTTGGTTCTGATGTGATAATAACCATAGATGACGACAACTATCCAACTGGGGACTGGTTGGGAGAGCATATTAATGCCTTTACTGATAAAACGCCAACTGTTTTTTCTCCAAACAGAACGGTCAATCCATGTAATATGCTAGGGTGTAATCATAGTCCTATTTATATGAGGGGATATCCGATTTCGGAGATATATTCAGACGAATTTGTCAACTCCATAGAGAACAAAAACAAAGTAGTTCTAAATATGGGACTTTGGACAAACAAGCCAGACGTAGACAGCTATACCAATATAATATATCCAGATTTGGTCAGCAATAAGATAAATAATTTGATAAAAAGATATGCTCTTTCACTACATCATTTCATTCCAATTAATACTCAAAATACTGCTTTCTTAAAGGAGGTTCTACCAGCATATTATTTGCTATTTCAAGATACGGCAATTTACGAAAACAAAATCGACAGATTTGATGATATTTGGTCTGGATTCATACTGCAGAAAATATCTCATGCTTTAGGTCATACGGTCTCGTTTGGAATACCATTAGCAGAACATAGAAGAAACACCCACGACTATAATAAAGACTTGAAGGCGGAATTTTCTGGAATAGTATTGAACGATAAGACAGTAAAGATGATTATTGATGCTAATTTGGACTGTACAAGCTATAATGATGGCTATATTAAAATGACAGATTATATAGAGAAAGTTACAAAGAATAAGTTTCATCCAGAGGTTGAGATATACTTCAAGAGGATGATAAGGGCGATGAGAATATGGAGCAAAATCATCTATAGGTGGATGTAATGAACTGCCCACTTCCATTAAATTATATAATAGATGTCAATCATGATTGTAATTTCAAATGTAAAATGTGCATCAAAAGACAGATGAAAAAACCATTCGGTCAAAGACCATTCGAAGACTTGAAGACTTTAGCAGAAAAACTTCCTTGGGCTAGAAATATAGCTATCGGAGCACTAGGAGACCCATTTTGCTATAAGGATTTAGAAAAATCTCTCAATTATTTTATGAACTCAAAAATCGATTCTTCATTAACTACTAACGCTTCTTTAATAACTGATGAAAATATGAAATTAATTCCACAAAATTCAACACTTCATATATCTGTAGATGAAGGACACGAAGAATGTCAAAATGTGATTGAAAATATAATGAAATTAAAAGCCAAAAGAACAGACTTGAACATCAACATCAACCATCTGTTAATGAGAAATAGCCTAGATAGGACAGAGGAGTTAATCAATCTCTGCCATATTATAAATGCAAATATAATACTTTTCTATCCGATGTATTTCACAAAACATCTTGAAGAGGAACTGAGTGTTTTTCGAATGGAAGATTTTGAAGACAGGATGGCAAGGATAATAAACATGTGCAACAATCTTCAGGTCAGATGCATGACGTCTCCAGTCAAAATGCAGCAGAGACCATGTTTTAGGGCATTTTCGAATCCGATAATAGCCTATGATGGGACAGTTTATCCATGCGACTATGTGTATCAGAGCATAGAAAACACAAAAGACGGCACATGGAAATCATGGCATCTCGGAGAAGGATATGATGTTCCCCAATATGAATATAATATGGGAAACCTATATGAGGAGAGTTTTATAGATATGTGGAGGAGCGACAAATGGGAGGACTTGAGAAGAAAGATATTTAAACTGAATGCAATGCCGTTGGACAAGTTCGAAGCAAAAGAAGACACTGAAGAGTTCGACCACTGCAAGAGATGCCTTGCGAGATGGGGGAGATGCTTATGAAAACCGCATTGGTTTTAGGATGTGCTGGATTCATAGGTCAGAATCTATGCAAAGGATTATTAAAAAGAGGATATAAAGTAATTGGAATAGATAATCTTTCGTTTGGAAAAAAAGAAAATATACCCAATGGCGTTATTTTTTATAATCAAGATATTATGCATATGAACATAAATGAAAAAGTAGATTATGTCTTTTATTTTGCTGGACCTTGTTCGGTAATACAATATAATAAAGACCCACTCAATTCGTTGCATGCAACTATAATGGGAATGAATGCTGCAATAGATGTAGCTAGAGGAAATAATGCCAAATTAATATATCCCAGTTCCGGAAACATTTATGGAAACACCTTGCCATTTGATGAGGATTGTGAAACATATCCCAATAATTTATATGGGTTAGGCAAGAAAATATGCGAAACAATGGCTAGACTGGCTTGGGATGTTAGTTCAGTCGGATTCAGAATATTCGCAGGATATGGAATGGGAGAAGCACATAAAGGAGACATTTCAAGTGCGGTTACATTGTTTTTAAGGGACATGCTAAACGACAAGCAACCAGTAATATGGGGGGACGGTTCGCAAAGAAGGGATTTTATCTACATAGATGATATAGTTGATGCACTGATTGAAGGTGCTGAAAAGGAATTAAAATATCCGATTTACAATCTGGGCACCGGAAAGGCATACAGCTTCAACAAGCTGATAGAAATAATAAACATGCATTTGGATACCATACTTAAGCCGATTTATGTGGAGAAACCCAGCACGTATGTAGAAAAGACAGTAGCGGATACGAGCAGATTTTTTGCTGAATTCAAGACAATACCCAGAAGCCTAGAAGGGGGCATGAAAGCTTACATTAACTTTATAAATACGAAAGATAAAATAATATAATAGGTGAATCCATGGATTTTGATAAATATAATAGAGGATTTGAAAACGTTGGAATGAAAGGTCACATAAATTTTATTCATTATAGAAATGGTATGCCAATTGAAGAGATAGATGTTCCAAACTTGGTTGTGACCACAGGCAAGGCTCAGGTAGCAGGATTGTTCAACGGAGGGGTCAGCCAGGCATTTACAGCACTAGCTATAGGAACTGGAACAACGACACCGGCAGCAGCAGATACAGACTTGGCAGCACAAGCAGGAGACAGGGCTTCAGCAACATGTAGCCGAGTAACAACCACGACAACTAACGATACAGCCCAATTAGTAGCAACATTCAATTTTAACGCGGCAACTGCAATAACGGAAGCTGGAATATTTGATTTGGCATCAAGCGGAACATTGGCGGCAAGGGCGACATTTTCAGCAATAAATGTGGCAAGCGGAGACTCATTGCAACTAACACATAAAGTCCAATACACATAATAAAAAGGGGTTTATTTTAGAATTTTCTATTTTTATTAGTGATAGAAATGACACAAACAGTATATTCTCCCAGTTCAAATTCTGGGTCTTGGACTAATCCACAGAATGCTTATTCTTCAAATAATGTAAGAGCTTATACAACTACGACTGCACTAACAAACGAATATGGAGACTATGGAATTACAGGAACCGATGAAACAATAGACACTGTAGAAATCGGCATAGAAAGATATACTAATGTAAGTGGTCATACAATAACACTTTATTATAGTGTCAATGGTGGCTCAAGTTGGACATATGTTACAAACACAACCCCCTATCTTTATGAAACTTTGGATTATTATGACAGGACATCAGATAGAACATGGACGTGGACTCTTTTGAATAATACTAATTTTAAAACCAAAATCGTTTCCTATGTTTCATCTGGATGTTTTAAGAAAGGAACTCAAATTTTAACTCCTAATGGATTGAAAAATATAGAAGACTTAAAAATAGGAGAATATGTAATCGGAGATGAAAATGGAAGGAAAGTGTTCACTAAGATAAAGGCAAGAACTATTCATTTTGGAACTTGGATGATTCATATTTATAAAGATATAGAATTTGCTGGAAACCATAAGATATGGATAGATAACCAGTGGAAAGAAGTATTTGAAATCCAGCCAAATGCTAGAGAATATAAAGGAATAGTTTACAACATCGAGACCGAACTGGAAAATTTCTATTCAGGAGATTTATTGATACATAACCTTTCGAAGACCTGATATGACCACTATAAACGAACTCTGGGAAAGTGCAGTTTCTAACTATTGGAACAAATGGGGAGACGACCTTCTTACAACCGACTTTGAAGAAAACGAGGTTCATTATACTGAGGAAGATGGATACTACGATGAGAATACAGGAAGAGTTTTCATAAATCAATTTGTATTGTCTAATCCAGATTGGTGGGGAAAGGAAGAAAAATATCTTATAAACAAGATTCCAAACAAAGCGAAAGTTCTAGAATTGGGTTGTGGAACTGGAAGATTTGGGGTATATTTGAAAGATAAAAAATCATGTGATTATACAGGAGTCGACACTTCCCAAGTTATGATTGACATTTGTAAGCAGAGAGGATTAAATGTCTTTCTTATGGATGCCAAAGAATTAAATTTTTCCAAAGGTTCATTTGATGTCATACTGATAATGAACAATCTTTTAGGAGAGATATTTGCAAACATGTCAGAAGTTCTAGCTTATATAGAAAGCATATCTGAATTACTGTCAGAAAACGGAATAATCATTATTTCAAGCTATTATTATACAAGTTCCTATAAAGATTATAGTTATATAGAAGCAAATAAAGAGAAATTCAAATTCAAGGCAAAATGGATGGATTTAGAAACAGAAATGACTTCAGCATTCAGACTGCAATATCTAGAACAGACAATAACCTCATTAACAGATAAATTGAACTTTTTAGACCAAGTTGAAATAAGCGTGGCAAATGGAGAATTAGTAAAATATGGATTTATAATAGGAAAATCAGAGGTTTTGCCGACAATAGGTCACACATTATATGTAGATTGGTTGCCTGTGAGGATTACTTATACTGAAGTTGGTGGTGAAGAATATAGTCAAACTTGTAGCGAAACACTAACAAACATAGACAACACAATTAAGTTTTCACAGATTTTAAGATTGGAAAATTTAGCACCATCAGATATGGCTATAAAACAGGCGAATATCCCACTTCTTGAAAGCACAAATTTAAGCGATGTCATATTGAAAAGCATCATCAAATCTCAAATAATATTGGAATCTTCAACAATAACTGGAATTGTTTTAAGAAAAACATTAGCGACTAGAATCGAAGCCCTGACAGTAGATGACAAACGAATCATATTGCTCAAAACAATCAAAAATGAAATCCTATCAATCACCGACAAATTATCAGAACAGATGAAAAAATTACAGATAGATTCACTTTCACTTTCAGACTCTATATTATCATTGAAAACATTTATCAGGTCGTTGATAGAATCTTCTATACTAACAGATATAAAATCGATACATACGAACAAATTTGATGATGAAATTTTTGCTATTTCTGACATCAAAGTATTACAAAGCAACAAATCTGTTATTGATAGCAAAACGCTTATAGAAACAACAAGCAAAGCAATAAGTAGCATAAAAACAGAATCATTAACCTTTTCAGATTCGGCGATTCTTGCTAGTATTCTTCATGAATATCTTTCAGAAACCATCGCTTTAGCAGAATTATGCTCCAAAAAACCATTAAAGATGATTACCGAAAACAATACAATTTCAGACACATTATTCAGAATAATCAATTTTGGAAGGATAATAGCAGAACAAACTGCTTTGGTAGAGACAATCTCAAAGAAAACAAACAAAATAATGAGATATACAATTTCATC